TGGCGCTGACGGGTCACGATCGGCCAATCGATCTGGTAGTAATCTTGCCGCGTCTTGACCTCGGCGACGTTCGGCACTTGGTTCGACTGGTACTGGATCGGCAGGTTCTCGGCCCAGCCGATGATCGAACCGGGCGGAACCCGTGGGTGGATTCTGATCGGGATTCGCAGTCCGCCATTGATCGCGTACGGGTTGTAGTAATAGCTAACGACACCCGATGCCGTGATCTGGTACTCTTCGCCCGTCTCACCATTGACGTCGTACCGCACCAGAGGCCCCGATGCATTGGACAGCACCTTGTTGGTGATGTTCCGGAGTTCCTGCGCGTTGACGTAGAGCACAGTCGGCGACAGTTCGAAATTTTGCCACATGGCCTGGAACATCGTGTCGATCTCCAGAACTGAGCCGCGGCCTGACGCGGTCAGCGGCGTCCCTGTTCCTGCCGTGCCCGTTGGCATGAGGCTGACATAAGCGTTGGAGCCAGGTTTGAGCGCGGTCGTCAACAGGCCGTCGAACGCGTAGCTCGGATTGGCGGAGTTGTCGGCGGTAATCGCGGTTTGTGACTGGTTACCAGTGCTCAGCGGCGCACTAATTGCGACGCTATTTACCGTCGTGATCGTCTGCAACGCCTCTGTACCGTTCGAAGTCGAGATGTACCAGGCATAGGCAACCGCTCCCGTGACCGGCGTCACGGTGCAGTAAAGTGTCTGGCCGAGCGTCACCGCTTGACTCGCCTCGGCGCTGATGTTCGACGACCCGCCGGAGATCGCAAAAGTCTTGCCGTCGGCGCCAGTGATGGTTTTGGTGGTGGCGACTCCGCCGAGAACGCTGGAATTCTGATAGCCTTCGAGCGTCAGCGCTGCGACCTTGACGTAGTAGGTCGCGGCAGGGAGTGTGGCTCCCGAGCCCGATGCCGACAGCGTCGGCGTCGATGGCGTACCGAGAGCCAACGAGGCGTTGCCGGCCAGAATCGCCATCTCTTCCTTGAGCATCATCTTTTGCAGAAGACGAAAAGCCATCGTCGCCTGGACGTCCTCGAAGGTGCGGCCGGCAGAAATGGCTTCGAATGTCGCGGCGTCTTCCTCGCCGATCGTTACGAAACTGGACGACCTGGTCGAGGTCGAATACGACATCGTTCCTGAGCGCTGGCCTTCCGGGACCCATCCCATGGCATCGAAGCCGGAGCCGATGATGGCATTAATCTGGCGCCAATTTGTCGCGGAGCCGACGCCGCCGCCGACGCGCGGGATGATGTTCCTGAGCGGGGTGACGAACGGATAAAGGTTTTTCGCCGGCGCCTGAAGATCGTAGGCCAATAGGCCGGTTGCGATCGAGATTGACTTGGCGATCCGATCGTCCGGCTGGGCCAGAGCGCCCTTCATGAGCTCCAGCGATTCTTGCGTGATTGGGTTCATTACACCTTCCTCCCGAAAGGGGGGCAATAAAAAAGCCCGATGGAAGCACCGGGCTCGGCGATGGCCTCTCGGCCCGAAATCTCGATTGGCGTGCCCGCCTGCTACGGGCGGGTACGCAACGCGCGTACCAGCACTGCCCTTGCTACCTCAAGCAATTCATCCTTCGTCTACGGTGGCGCCGCGTATCCGAATTGGCTTCGCATAACTGGCCTTTATCAGCGTCAGCGTCTGTTCCTCCTTGCTCATTTTAGCGAAGGCAGCGGCGACAGCTTCCGATGAGAGTTCCGAACCGCCGCTATCGAGGGTGCCGGCGCCGTCCTGCCGTTTCGAAACCGAGGCCGCATTCTTGGCAATTGTCAGTGGGGGCAGCGGGGTTCGGGCAATCTCGTCGACCCGCCTCGACAGCTGCTCGATCATTGGGACGATTTCTCCGAGGACCTTGAGCAGCGTCGCCTCTTCCGCGGGCTCACCCGCTACCAGTTTGGCAACATCCTCTATGCGCGCATTCTTTCCGGGCATGAGTTCAGCATCCGATGGGCCGTCCTCGCTCGCGGCGTCTGATCTGGAGACGGGTCCCGCACCGCACTTGGCTCCGGCTACGACCAGATGGTGATGCGCCGTTTCGAGATGCTGCAGGGTCTGCCTGGAGTGCCGCGCCCCGATTTTCATCGTCTTCCCGCAAAGCGTCCCATCGGTCAGCTCGCTGAGGCAGCCATGAGCGATGTCCATCAGCACTTGGTCCGCTTGCGAGGGCTTGGCCTTGCTAAGCAGAGCCGTGGCTAGCTTCCGCGTCTCCGGGCTGCCTTCCTCGAGGGGAGCGGCGATCTGTGGTAGATCTGACACGCCGGCGGTCATCGCCAGTAGTCGCGGCGTTGCGGACGTAGGCGGCGGAAAACCTTGTTCCGCATCTCCCGACAGCGAGTCGGATTCTGGCATCACCAAACTATTCAAAAAATCACACAGTGCGCCGACTATATCTCGCGGCCTAGTCGATTGCCGCGAGCCATCACTTCCGATGGTTGTTTGGAGATCGAGCTTATTCTTAAGCCAGTCGAGATCGACCATCAGACGCTCGATACGGCAGATGTCCTCAGGCGCCTTTGTCAATGCCGCCCGTAGCGCCGTCTCACTATTCCCGGCAGAAGGCGGACCGTCCTTGTCGATCCTTGTTTTCCACGCCGCAATGATGGCAGCTCTGATCCCTCTGAGCTGATCACTGGTGTACTTGCTCGCGTTCCCGGGTTTGTTGATATAGTCCCAGGCGGCACGTATGTGGCGTTCGCTGTCGATCGGATAGCGCTTCTTGCCATCCGGCTGATAGCCGGGATCGGCGTATACAATGTTACGGTCGTTTCCTTCAGCTGAGGGCTTGAGGTTGTCGACCGCCGCCCCAGCGCTCGCGTCTGACGGCGCCACCGCCGTTGTGCTGGTGGCCTCCGTTTGAAGGTCTGTTGGCGCACTGTCGCGTTTCTCAAGGCATCTAAGCGCTTCCGCCTTGGTCAGATGGCGGTGCTCGGCAAACCCGCAAGTCCAAACCTGAAGCGGTGAGTTGAAAGGGCCTTGCGCCGCCGTGGTTTGCTTTGACATCGATGATACCGGCATTTTCTCAAGCGACTTGCCGTCGTCTGCAGCCTTCCAGCAGTCAAAAATCGCCTCGGGATTAGCGGGGCGGTCGACCAGAGAGATTTCGTTGAGCACGACGGCGGTAATGACTTTCGGATTTACAGCGTCGCGCTGAGTGACGCGACCGCCTATGGAAAAGCCCCGATAGACCTGATTTTTTACTTTGGCTACGGCGACAGGGTCGACTACGTGCGCAACGATCCGCGTCATGCCATCCTCGCCGACCTCAGCTTCGAGGGTAGTGCCCGCAGCGGATAGTTGATGCATTTCTCGCAGAGCAGGAAAGCGCATATAGTCGGGCATTGCCGCGCGCATCGCAGCAGCGCGCACAATTTCTCTCTGTTCATCCACGGCCTCCGATGTCGCGATGCCGTGTACCCGCACGGTCCCGTCAGTTTGAGCTTCGATCTTTTCAATTGCACCGTAAAGCCGCATAACTTAAATCCAATCAGATCTTGGAATGGGATTTCTGGGGCTCAGTAACCCGGAGGTTCGCACAGAACTGTCGCATTAAGTTTCAGCACGCGACCATCGCTGAGATTGGCCGTGACTTCGAGGATATAGGTGCCACCAGCGGCTGATATCGGCATCCCGCCGATCCGGGCGACCGAAAACGCGCCGTTGCGGATCTGCAGCGAACCGTCCGCCGGCGAGCTTACTTGTACGGTGGTCTGTGTCGAAACCGATAGCACCCGCGACTGCGGCGTAGGATCGATGGCCGTCTGGTAGGGCGCCAGCATACAAGTCCAGGTCGTCGACACGATCGTGGCCGTGCCCATATCGGCGGTAAAGTCGAAGGCGAAATTGTCGACCTCACCGACTTCAATCGGATCGAACGGTGTTGCTACGCGCATCGAACAAACTCACTGACCTCTGAGAGGGTGCGCGCTGCTGGGGCCAGCGAGGATGCGGATTCTCCCAGGCGGGCACAGCAGACGCTCAGCCGAGACCAGCAGCAGGCCCGGCGGATCCGCCCATTCCAGGCAGGGTTGCCGATCACCAATGAATTGCAACATGCATTCCAATAGAGGGTCACCATTGCTCTGCACTGCCATCAACTGTTCGACCGTTGGCCATGCGTTGGCCGCCCGCATCGTATCCCATTCGCCGAAACCGGTGACCTCCCGGAGAGCACGGCTGGCCGGTTCGAGCGGAGCTGTCGCAGCGACAGACGGCCGTGCACCCACTTCAAGTCGCGCCAATACATCGGCAGTGATTGCGACGGCCCCCACCCACTCGGCAAGAAATCTCAGATCGCCAGCGGTGAGGTGAGGAAATTCGATCGAAACGGCGGCGCTGCGGAATAGGTTGCTACCTGCCTCGGCCTGCGGTTGGCTATCGCATGGAACCGTCAGACCGGATTCGATTGCGGTCGTCTGATCCGTGCGCGCGGTCTCTTGGGCTTCCAAGGCATTCCAAGACTCCGCCGTTATCGTGGCGCCCACCGTCGGTGTGTAGGTGACGACGATAAGGCCCTGAGCGCCGCTACCGCCAGCAGCGAAACCGCCCGCGGCATAGCCGCTCCCACCTCCGCCGCCGCCATAAAGTCCGCCGGTGCCGCCAGGCGCCGACACGAACGCGCCGCCGCCGCCGCCTCCCCCACCGGATCCGTACGCGCTGGGCCACTCGTTACCGTTGCCGCCGTTGCCGCCGCCGGCGCCACTGTTTCCGCCCCCGCCGCCGCCGCCCGAGCCGTGCGACCCATTGCCGCCCGCCGTGCCACCGCCGCTGCCGCCGCTGCCGCCGCCGGTTCCGTCCGCCGCGGCGCCGCCATTGCCGCCGGCGGCGCCGGAGGGCGATGAGCCTGCGGTCGACAATCCCCCGCCGTTGCCGCCACCGCCGCCACCGCCGTAATCGCTCCCAATGGTCGATCCAACTCCACCCGCGCCCGCGCCGTTCGGGCCCGCGGCACCGCCACCCCCCGCCCCGCCGTAAGGATTGGCATTGTTCGTGCCGCCGCTCCCGCCATCATACTTGACCGTACCGATCCCGCTCGTAGCTGCCCCGCCGGCTCCGCCGAGGTCGTCGGCTCCGCCACCGCCACCTTTCGCAGCAACCGAAGAGATCGCAAAGGCAGTTCCGTTGAACCAGGTGTCGCCGCCGGCGCTGCCGGCCGCGCCACCAGTCCCGACTTGGAGCGTGACGCCGCTACCGGCAGTAAGCGATAAGTTCGTGATCCTGGAGTATCCGCCGCCGCCCCCACCGGATCCGGCGTGACCCTCGTTCGCGGTCTCCCCACCACCTCCCGCGCCGATCGTCTCGATTGTACTGCCAGCCGAGTTCCAATCTGCCGGCACCATCCACGACGTACCTGAAACGATGAAGATCTGGGTCACGTCGAGACAGCCCCCGGAACCGTCGCTACGATGGTAATCGCCGAATTGGTCGCGGCCCTGGACTGACGGACAAACACGCCGCCGACGAAGCGATCGCCTGGTTCGGCGTTCTCATTGGCGACGAGCCTCCCCTGTGGATGCACGTCGAGCGCCGGATCTGCATTGCAAACGGCGACGACGCGCTCCGCTACGTTCACCACGCAGCACCGCCCGCTCGGCGGCACAACACCCGTGGCCGCCGCAATCGCGGCGCAGCAGGACGCATCGTCATGGGGTTGGTCGAGCCGCATCCAGAGTACGCTCTCGCCCGCCGGTACGATCAGACGTCGCAGCTGCTCGTCTTCATCAGGGATCACTTTACGGCGAAGGATTTTGCTTTCTGTCGCGTAGAGCACCGCGAGCTTAGTGGCAGTCATGATCGGATCGGAAGTCGACTGCGGGTCACCGATCAGGTCGTCGCGCCTTGCGTCCTGATATCGACGGCGCCCTTATAGGCGGCAGTGCCGGCGGGTAATGTCAGTCGCAGCCACAAGCCCTGGGCACCGGTGGCATTGGGTGATGCGCCCGACGGGAGATTGCCCGGCCCGGGCACGGTGACAAAGGCGGGTTGCGAGATGAACGCGCCGTCCCCCGACGAAGGTGCGGTCTGGCGATTGGCGATCGTGCCGTTATCATTCAAAGCTGTCGTCAGAGCCAGGTCCACTAGAGCCCCCGACGGCAGGCTCGGCGTCTCGCTCGCAACCTCGACCTGTGCGCCGGTCAACGCTGTCGCGGTATTGTTATTTACCACGAAAATTTTTTCGTAATAGATGCGCTGGATACCAGTCGGGGCGTCGGCCGCCGCCGTCGAGAACAAGCGAATCAACGCCGTTACCGGGTTCGGCGATATCTCGAACAGCATTCCTTGAAGGATCTTATACGTCGTGGTGTTATCCGGGACGGTCGCCCAGTCGCGGTTGACAGCGACCACATCCGTACCGTAGCCCGAAGTCGCAACGATCTGCCGCAACTGATTTGCCCCGGTGCCGCTTTTGATCCAGATAACCTGCCCCGGCGAGACGCTGGCGCCGTCCCCGGACTGTAATTTGAACAGCGCTGGCGTTGTGCCGCTGTGGCTGGCGGATCCGCTTTGCGCCGTGTGGACGGTTACGTCGGTGGTCGCCGAACCGGCCGGCAGCACGCAGTTGTGCGCGGCGAGCGCTACATCACCGATTGCCGCGCTGCCTCCCGGATTGGCAACGGGTCCGTTTGCCGTCGCCCCGGACAGCGCGGCGTATAGCAGCCGTTCAAGCGGTTGCGTGCCCGTCACCCATGTCTGACCATTCAACGTTAGCGTTTGGCTCTGGATCACCCCCGTCGGATCCCGGCCGTAATAGGTGATCTTAGTCGCCGTATCACTGGCAGAGCTGGATATGACATCCACGTTTCCGGCCGGCGCAATGTCATAAAATGCGACCCGGCGCGTGAAGTCGATCGCGCCGCCGGTCATTGCGCCATCGCTTTCCGGCATATTGGCCGACCCATAGACGACGATGTCGGAGGGCAGAACACTCATTAGGGGCTCCCAAAAATTCAGAAGCTAAAAAACAATAAATCGAATGACTACAGTGAGTTATAAGACACCCGTCCTCTGGGAACGCGCAATCAGGATTCACCACCGGTATTTGAATTTGGGGCGTCCACATCGCGCAGCAGGACAGGGCCTTGCGCCGTCAAGAACATCCCATGATCGCCGCCTTCGACAGGACCCAGTCCGAGGACATCACGCGCCTCATTCGGAGTGTAGATCCCATCCTTGACATAATTGCTGAGGATGGTCGCTTGATCGGTCGGGTCAGTCGGCCGAACGTCGGACCAGGCGAATTCCAGGTCGGCATGGCGCATCCGATCCTGAATGACGTCATCGACGAGGCGCTTGACCCAGCCCAGCAGCGGGGCGAGCCCTTCCTCAAGAGCAGTTTCCTGCGCGGTTTGGGCGGTGGCACGGTTGACTTGCGGTGTAAAGGCTGTCGGAGGCAAGGAGAATGCGTAGCAGACAATTCGCGCCAACCACTCGTCGAAATCGTCTTTGTAGGGCGCTTCTTTAAAAGCTTGGTATTTGGCGCCGCTGGGACCCCAGATGAGGCGGGCGCGCGCTCCGGTATTCCCGGCCAGTATCGAATCGAACCATTCCTGAAATTGGCGGATCTGGTCAGGGCTCCAGTCGTCCGGTGCATTCAATAGACCCGGGGGAACATTACCCTCGGTAAAGTGTTGCAACTGCATAGCTTGCCGGCGCAGCCCGATATTGACTGTGGTGACGATCTGCTCTACTGGACTGAACCCATACGCCTTGTGAGGACGCGGGTTCCGCGGCATGTACAACAGCTCCTCACGCGTCAGAAGACGCCACGGTCGGCCATGAATAATCTGCTCGTACGCCGGAGCCGGCGGCTGTGGGCGCCGCCCGGTACCGTCGAGCAGCAGCTTGATGGTAGCGCCGTCGACGATGTCGAGGCCGACGATATCGCCACCACGGTTGCGGCGGATCTCGAATGCCGGCGCATCAAGTACGAGGGCATCCTCGAGCGCCAGGCGAAGCCAAG